CCTTTGCTAATAGGCATACACCCCTCTGTTGCCCCTGCATACCACCGTTTGGATCGCATACAGCCCTTATGTTCCCTTGCATTGCTCATCGAGCAGCGCCCTGGCTAGGTCTAGGATGCTGTCAGGCGGTGATGTGCGCGCTTTCAGCCAGATCTCAAGGTCGCGCCTGAGCATTTGCTCTGTCATTCCACACATTCCAATCATTTCAAATCCTTTTAAATCTAAATCATTTATTACTTTTTCTTTTAAAAACACATTCCTATATACCTCTTGGACTATGCCCTCTACGTTGTTATGATTAACTATAAGGCTCATCTTGGCCTTTTCTATCACATCCAAGGCCTCACCCTTAACTGGTAATTTAATCGTCTTACGGGCTCGTTTAACCCCCTTGCTGAGCATCTCTGCCATGAACTTCTCCTCTTGTGTAATCATCCTAGGACTTCTCGTTTCCTCATTAACTAAACCTATCGCATCCTCTGCATTGATAGTCTTGTTATATATCACTCTTGTTGTAGCGGTATGGCTAGCTTTGCAGCCCTTGGTCAGCGTCTCGATGTAGCCCGCCTTGCGTAGCCTTGTCATCTGCTGGCAGATGTACTGTTTCGTAGTCTGCAAGTCTGTGGCCAGGCGCTGCTGTCCAACCCATGTAATGCCAGCTCGGTTGCAATAACTGCATATCAATGCCAGGACTCTGACGCAGCCGCCGGAGAGTCTGCGATCTGTAAGGGCTTTGATTGGCATCACGGCTATCTGCCGCTGATCTGGTGGTGCAGGCTTTAGCTTTACTTTTGGGGGTTTGGGTATTTGGAAGTTAGGTTTCTCTTCCTCGTTTAAAAACTTCATAGAATCTCACCCGCTATGCTTGTAGCGTTTTTTGCTTTCGCAAGGTATCTATCGTTTATCGCTGTGTCTAGGATCTTCTCCTTCAGAGTGCTAGGCCCGAGCTCTTCGCTGGTCATCCCCCCTGATTCGACTGCGTTTATCTGAGTCTGGCGATACTCCATTCTCAAGGGCTGGGTTATGGCCCCGTAGTTAGTTTCTAGCAGAATAATCATCACTTGTGTATTAATTTTATTGATTGATTATTGAAAACTAATAGGTAATTCAAATAACGGTATCTCATTGCTCCACCAGCTGTAGCCGCATTCTCTGCACACTCTGCGCCTGCAAACCCAGTTGCGCTGGTCATGCTTACGTGTCTCTGCTACCTTGATGTCCTCGCTATCGCAATGCTCATTTGGGCAAATCATTCTTTTCTCTTTCGTATATCTCTAGCATGGCATTTCGCAGCTGCTCATAGCTAGCATGGCCACGCACTTCTGCCACTCGCGAGAGGTGCAGCTGTCTGGTCTTTCGAGTTCTAAATCTCTTGAGTACTCCGGCAGCCTCAGCATACAGGCGGTACTCTTCCGAGTAGTTTCCGACTGTCCTCCCATCCGGCAGATGAAGTAGCCTGGATGAGCTGTGAACTTGATTACAAGCGAGACATCGTAATCGGTCATCTACTTGGCCGCCTCCCTCGCCTGTTTCCTCTCCCAGCAATCCTTGCAAACCCACCTCTTTTGTCTTTTGTTTGCGCTTACGATCCATGAGCCATTCCTGTAGTCTTTGCCGAACTGGCAGTTAGAGCACCAGCGCTTGCCTGTAATCGAGCTGTCGGCCTGTACGGCTTTTGTATACACATCATTCTCATGGCTCATTCCGCGCCCCATTGGCTTGCCATTGCGTCAGCTATGCCTTGGAATGTCTGGCTGCGGATCTTCCATCTATCCTCAGATGGCGGTAGGTAATGAAGGCGCATACGCTCCTTTTCTGGCAAGGCCATTGTTTCTTCTCTCACATCGTTTGTTGGTAGTAGATTCGGCAATCCTTTAAGCCATAAGCAAGTAGCTTTAGTTTCTTTGTGGCCAAACATATAGGGCTGCACAATCTGGTCAGGCTTTCTATACAGGCTAGACATAATGCAAACAGGATTTTCTACAGCTATTTTTGGTATGTCAGCTTTAAGCAAGCGCATAAAGAAGGCAATACTCGCGGCCTGCCTGCCATCCATGCGCTTATCTTTAAACCAAGCAGCTCCAGATACGGCCAAATCAGTACATGGTGGGTGAGCAATCATTAAATCCCATTGTGCATCTAATACATCAAAAACATTGCCCTGATAATGTGGCCCTGGGCTCTCTGTGGGCAGTAAATCGCAGCTCATGGCGTCATGCCCCCCCCGATGAAGGCATCTCTTACAACGCCGGAGTATTCACAAGCAATTAACACTCTCATTCTGCATCCTCTATTACCTCAATCATTACTCTTGCCTGGCCGCCTGATACGGTGCCAGAGCCCCTATAAACATTAATCTGGTCGATCTGCTCATCGTCCTCAAATACCCCGGCGTTCTGGAGTGAGTCAAGCAATGCCTTTAAACGATTATCGATATCGTACTTGCGCTTATCCTTTGGCCACAGCACGATCTCCAGCCGCAGCCTAGCAGCTCCGAGCTTTGGCGTGCCTGACTCCGCGATGTAATCCGATACCTTACATTTGTATTCGCGCCCCTGCTTACTCATGTAGGTTGCATGGGCTCCGCGCCTGTAGTACGTATTGACCGATGGCGGGAACGGCAGCGTAAGAATAATCATCCGATCAGCTGCGTAAGGCGCTGGTTAAGGTTTCCAGTCTTGCTGAGGGCAGAGCGCAGCTCATCATTAATAACGCTGGCTATGGGTTTCTTGCGCTCTTGTGCTGCCTGCACTAGCAGCTCGCGCACATCTGGCCGCAGACGCACCAGGAAGGGCTTTAGTTCTGACATATTGATCCTTTTAGTTGGCCGGGTAGCAGGTCTTTTTAGTCGTGCCTGACGAGATAGGACTGAGCTGAATAGTGTCAAGCTACCCGATATCTGTGAGCATACAGGAAAACTACCCGTAGCCTAACTCATAGGGTAAACACCTACGATTTAGTGTTGTTTTAACTACATATAGTTCTTGACGGGTATCACAGCTGTGGTAAAGTCACATCTAAGCGATATCGCTCAACCACCGAGATACAGGAGTTGGAAATGAAAACAAGAAAAGTAGCCCAAGGATGTTATGAATTAACAATCAAAGGCGAGACATACAGAATTCAAAGCTATGACTGGTTTAACGGTAATAGAGGTTGGCAGATTCTTTTAGAAGTGCCAAAGACTAGCATCATCGACGGCTCTGAGTACGTTGATTACACATGGTGCAACACATTCGCAACTAAAGCAGATTGCCTCTACGCATTAGAGGAGGCTCTGTAATGTACGTCACCTACTACCGTGTATCTACACAGCGCCAGGGCCAGTCAGGCCTTGGCCTTGAGGCACAGCGCGCAGCTGTTCAAACCTTCCTAGCGGGCAAAGAGATTATTGCCGAGTTCACAGAGGTAGAGTCTGGCCGTAAGTCAGATCGCGTGCAGCTCGCAGCTGCTCTGGCCCTTGCTAAAAAGCAGAAGGCTACCCTAGTCATCGCCAAACTAGACCGCCTAGCTCGTAATGTTCATTTCATCTCAGGCCTGCTTGAGTCTGGCGTGCAGTTCGTGGCCGCTGATATGCCCGAGGCAGATCGCACATTCCTACAGATGGCTGCTGTCTTTGCTGAGTGGGAGGCCAAGAAGATATCAGAGCGCACCAAATCAGCCCTACAGGCCGCCAAAGCGCGCGGTACAGTCTTAGGTAGCCCATGCCCAGAGAAGGGCTCTAAGGCTGGTTCTGACGCGATTGTGGCCAAGGCTGATGCCTTTGCTACTTTAGTAGCGCCAAGCCTCCAGGATGTGATTAAGCAGGTAGGCACCAACTTGCGAGATGTAGCCCAAGGGTTACGCGCTCGCGGTATCAAGACTGCCAAAGGTAATGAGGTTTGGCACCCAGCTCAAGTAGCTAAATTAATGAGGAGAGTAGCCCATGTATGAGTTTTTGATTATGAGCTTAGTGCTGATGTATGCCGCAGCTCTGTTTGTGTTTTCCCTAGTCGTAATCGGCTGTATTTGCCTGCTGGTAGGCAATACCAATTTGTATAAGAAGTATATGCGGGAGCGCCGCGAGCGCTTGGTTGACGAATTTTTAAAGGATCTAAACAAATGACATCAATGAACCATCACAACAAATCCCCCAAAGACTTGTACAAGTCGGAGGACTCCCTGCTGGATAAGGTTATCGGTACCGTGGCCTTTCTAGCTTTTGTAATCATCGTAGTACTAGCCTAAAGGAATCAAAATGAAAGCACTATTAATCGCACTATTCGCAGTTGCATCAATCGGATCAGTCTCAGCTCAAGTTAAATGCGTACCAGATGGGCGCGGCGGTATGTGTTGCTGGGATGTACAGCAGTCTGGCCCATTCCGTCCTATCGGGTGCTGATATGAATATTCTTAACCCAGACGTGGCATACGTGCCAGCAGCCAAGACAGATGTTACCCGTACCCTTAAACGGTATGGCTGGACGCCTCCCTCGGAAGATAAAGAGGTAATTAAGAAGTGGGAGTTTTATCGCACCATATCTATTCGCAACGAAAGGAAGTCAAAATGAGCACACAATTTGAGATTGTTCAATCCGAGCTCAAGCGCAGCCGGGCCAAGGGCATTACGAGCTGGGACGTGATCGAGAAGTATGGCATCACGCGCCTGGCGCATTACATCCACAAGCTACGCAGCAGCGGCTGGCGTATCACCGACTTTTACGAGTGCGATCCAGATGACGTAACGCATAAGTGGAAACGGTACATTTACAAGAGCTCACCCAAAGTCGCGGCCATGAAGGAGTCTAAAAAATGATTGACTATTCCCAATACTTATTAATGATTAATCGCCTGATGCAAGAGGTACACAAGGCCGCGCAGGCCAACAACTTTGAGTCAGCCAGCAATCTTGCAGCTGAGGTAGCCCGGTGCGCGATTAGCCTGTCAGCAGTCTTAGAGTCTAAAACAGAAACAGAGGTATAAAAAATGGTAGGTAAAGTCACCCCGAACGATATGCTCTCAGCCAGCCGGATCCCTGCGGTCTGCGGCATGAGCAAGTACAGATCGCCCAATGATGAGCTGCTGTCATCCATTGATTTTCTAAAAGGCATTACCCCGCCAGACATCGGCAACGAGGCGATGGCATGGGGCAACAGGCTAGAGCCAACCATTCTCATGGAGGCCGCTAACAGGCTCGGATGCAGCCAGCTGGAGATTGAGCACCCTACGCCTTACTTCCACGATAAATGGCCTCTGTGCTGCTCTCTTGACGGCACAGCTACAGGCAATATGACTGAGGTCTTTACAGATCCTGAGAAGGGTATCTACGTGGTCGGCAGCGAAAGTATCGTACTAAGTGGTACAGGCATCATCGAGGCTAAGCTAACCTCGATGCCAGCCGAGGATGTGCTGCCCCTGTATAGAGGCCCTATACAGCTGCAAGCACAGATGGCGATCTACAAAGCCACATGGGGCGCGATTGCTACGCTATATCAGGGTACAGAGCTGCGTATATTCTTGTTTAAACAGCATCCAGCCACCCTAGAGCTGATCGAAAAGACCTGCAAAGAGTTTCAAGATAAGCTAGATCGCTGGAAAAACACAGGCGAGATTGATTACTACCCGCCTATCAATCCAAAGGATGCAGCTCGTACTTTTAGCTCAGGCTCAGATGATGAGCCAGTAGTCTTAGATAATTATGTTGAGGAGTTGACCAAATTACTTTTGGAAAACAAGGCAAAAATTACAAAAGCAGAAGAGGAAAATAGCAAGATACAGACCGAGATTATGGGGATTATGCAGAACCATACTCACGGGATAGCAGGGCAGTATCAGATCAGCTGGCCAGTCCGTAGCTACAAGGCCAAGCCAGCAACGATAACACCAGCAAAAGAGGCGTACACCATACGTCAGTCCACTTTAACCATTAAGCAATTATGAAGATTATTAAATCGCCGTTTTGGCACATACTCCAGCGCGAGATCGCAGCTAGAAAATTATTGAAAGGTAATAAATGAGCAACTTAGTTAAGCACCAGGGCTTTGCCCCACAGACAATGACAGAGGCTATCGACTTCAGCAATATGCTAAGTAAAAGCACGATGGTTCCCAAGGCCTACCAAAATAAACCAGAGGATGTACTGGTCGCTGTGCAATGGGGATACGAGCTTGGCCTAGCACCACTACAGGCTTTGCAGAATATCGCGACTATCAACGGTAAGCCCAGCGTATACGGTGACGCAGCGATGGCCTTAGTCCAAAACTCACCCGTATGCGAGGATGTAAAGGAGTACTTTGAGGGCGAGGGTACGAGCAATCCAATCGCGGTATGCGTGGCCAAGCGTAAGAATCGTACCGAGGTAATCAGCAAGTACAGCGTGGAGGATGCCAAACGAGCTGGCCTGTGGAATAAACAAGGGCCTTGGACGCAGTATCCAAAGCGGATGCTACAGATGCGAGCCCGTGGCTTTGCCCTACGGGACGCGTTTCCAGACGTTCTGAAGGGTTTAATCACGGTCGAGGAGGCTCAGGATTACCCAGAAGATACGGCAGCGCCACAGGCGCCTCAGATCAAGCACGCTAACCCGCTTGATGCTATCCCATCTGTGTCAGTTTCAGAGGTAGAAGTTTTGGAAACACCAGCTGCTGAGTGTAGCGAAAATACAACAGTTGAGGTAGTCGAGACTGTATCCGATCAGATACAGCCACCTGGCACCTTCAAGCTAAACATCCCCGGCAAACCATCCGAGCTGCATGAAGGCATGACGGCATGGATGGATCGCTATAACGAGATGGCAGATAAAGTAGCCCGTTCGCGCCTAGCCAAAGAGCTCAAGATCCAAAAGATTGGCGAGTTCAATACGTTAAATGCGGATGTCTTGAAGATGCTAACCGCGGTGCAGCAGGCTGGAATGACAGCCCACAAGCAAAAGCGCAAGCTAGCGATTGAAGGTACCGCTGCGGATTAAATCGATCTCAGCCTGCCTGCGCTTAACCAAGCCGGGCAGGATCTTGCCGCCACCTTTATTCCACTTCTTGAGCTCTGTCTCTACTCCTAGCAAGTCATTAGAGTCCACCCTGCGCTTGAGAGTGCTTGCCCGATACCTACCTACCCCTAAGTTGTAAGCAAAGTCTGTAATGGCCGCTAATATCCTCTGATTCGTTATTAGAATGGGCGATGCCTTGAGTACGCCAGCCATGTAATTATGTTGCAGCTCACGCATAAGCCATTCGTTTGCCAGCTCCCGAGATATTGGCGCGTCTTGCATCGTTACCTTGGTGCCATCAGGCTTGTATACGGTGCCGTATCCAATCGTGGGATAGCCAGCTGGGCAGATGTAAGGTTTGCTAGAAAAACCCTCAAAAAATCTGCACAGATCCGCGGCTAGGGTTAGTGCTTGGTTCTGTCCCACACGCGTCCGACAAACCAGAACGTGAGAATCATCATCAGCAAGGCCATATCGTCCTCAGTCCATGAGCTGACCAGTACTTCTTTCCATTCTGCGCCAGCGTCAATGGCCATCAGGATTGAGGCTAGCTTGACAATCGAATACAGGGTTACAAACCAGTATGTAATGAGAGGCCTTACAGCTGCGGAGATGGCAGAGATGAACCAGCCAGATGCCCGAGCTGTTTCGCCTTGCTCTCTAAGCGCCTCAGTCATTGCGTCCAGCTCTTTGCCCATGAGCACAGTCTCTTGCTCGCGCATCGAGATCTCACCCTTGATCTGGGCAAACTCCATCTCTTTGCCTAGCATCTTGAGCTCATGCTCGCGCTCATTCTTTGCGTCCCACAACTTCATTACCTCTGGGACTATGCGGAATACACCGCCGAGCAAGGAGCCGAGTAGAGTCTCAATCATTCTTAGCCGATCTTAATTTGACCGATGCCAGCTAGGTAAGTTACCAGGCTTATCGCGGCCACACCTACCACCCAAAAGAATTTGGTAACAATGGATTTGCCTACCGAGGTGTAGACTTTTTCGATCACCCTCTCGGTTACTTTCTCCACGATATCCTCCAGCTCTTGCTCGGTAAGGTTAGACATGATTAGACTTTCTTTCTCGCTGTGGCTACTTTCTTAGCCGCTGGTTTCTTGGCCGCTACCTTACGGGCTGGTTGTTTTTTTGGTGCAGCTGGCTTGGCCTCTTGCTTATCGAGTTCTGCCCAGAACGCATCAACATCTACCTTATAAAATTTATGGTAGTTAAACTTAGCTAGGATCCAATCGATTACAAACATATTAAGCCTTTGGGTATTTTAATTTGATTGCATCTATCTGCGCCTTCCAGGCGTCATAGCCGCCGTGATAAAGCGTATCGAATTGTTCTGCAAATGATGGGTACTCAGCGGCGCGTTTAGTAATATAAACATGAGCATCAGCATGGGCCTTAACTGCCGCTTTGTCGTATGTAACTTCATTGCCTTCTACATCATATGCGATGTCACCCACGGTTCTAACCACTTGTGGGTATAGATTATAGATTGCCTCGATCATCCTGAAATCTCCATAAGAGTTAAAGAATATGGCGTGTTATATTCAACATTAGTAACGTGACGGCCCAAATAACCTGTGCCGGAATAATCTAAACGCCATTGAAGTTTATATGTTGTTGATGAAGTGGTGCTTGGAGAGTCAACCCAATTAAAATTAGTGGGCCAATTAAAGTTATTACTTTGGGTATATACGTTAAATGATGATGGGGAACCCCCGCTTGAGGGTTGCGCAATTGTTGTTGAGCCTCTTACAAGATTCAACAATATTGTTCCAGTGCTTGCCGTTGACGCTTGCCCTTGAAATAGAATTATTATTCTGCTGGAGCTTGAGCTTGGCGTAATAGATGCACTAACACCTGAATCCACAAAAGACGTACTTCCTACGCTTAATGGCGTCGTATATTGACTTGTAATTACTTGCAAAATACTCCCACTCGGAGCATTAGCATCAGGCACCTGGCCAGTCAGCTTGCTCGCCGCCACCGCCTCAATGTTTGCGTTGGGCAGTAGGCCGCTTCCGTTCGGTACCAGCCTGGCTATGTTGCGGGCGATTCCCATGGTTATGCTCCTTGTACCGTAATTGCTTTTAGCTCATCCAGGGATTGCGCCTGGTCAGCCAGTTTAGTGATGTCGCGTAAGCGTTGCTTCTCGGCCACGATCGACGCAGTATCTTGGCCCGATTCCAGGGCGCGCTGGAATGCCACGTCCTGGGCCTGTAATAGTGGGGCGCGTTCAGTACGTAAGCGCTCCTTGGTAATTACTTTTGCCTTGTTTAAGTTAATCGTAATCATGCTTGATACTCCCAGGCGTTTCTGAATGTGCGATCCGATGGAATGTCAGCGACGTCCACAATCTTAAAAGGTTTGCCAGCCGGTACGTCTTTTGCGGCCAGCTCTTCAATCGTGTGATCTGCCAGGTATTCAGGCGATGGAATAATGATGGCTACGCCGCCGTCATCACTTGGGTAAATTATTCTTTGATTCATAATTAGTACCTTTGATTATCGTATAACCATTACATTATTAAGCGGGAAATCAGCGAATGTTCCTGCGCTTCCGTAATAAGTAGTTTGGATTGGTATGGCTGAAGTTGTTATTGAAGCGCTGGATAGCCTTCTTATTGCAACAACCCCACTATTCCCATCATCAATCGCATCCCTTAATGATGCATTGCCCGCAAGAGCAAAGTTTATATCTGGGAGTGCGTTTGTTAAATTTAACGTACATCTACCTTGCCCATCATCAGTAATGCTAGATACATTGCCACTAGCGCTAATTGCTGGAGTACCAGTACCATTAAAGTTTGCCCATGCACGACATCCGTATGCAGTAGCGACTGAGCCGTAGCCGGAGTTGAATTGGAAAAGACCGGCCTCATTAACCCTAATACGGTTTTGAATCGTTCCACCGCTATCGGCAGTTCTAATTACAAATGAGCTTCCACTTGAAGTATCTCTAATGGCGGCTAACTCTACACGACCTGATCCCGCCGTTGAGTTTGTAGAATTGGCAAGCGCAATGGTAGTTCCTGTTCCTATTCCACCACCATTTGACTTAACCTGAAACAAAGTAGTTTCAACAGTAGTTGCGCCACCAACTATTTCAGTTTTAAAAGCGGGGCTATTTGTACCAATTCCCACTCTGTCATTAGTGTCGTCAACGTATAAAGTATCGCTGGCAAAGTTTTTATTGCCGGCAATGGATTGATTTCCAGTTACGGCAACAAAGCCAGCATCGGTTTGTGCAATCGTATAAGTATTCGCCACCAGGAAAGATCCAAACGCATCAACGACTAGCTCATCGTTCAATGCCGCGGCGCTTACCAGGGTAATCGATGTTCCATTCGTGGCCGTGTAATCGTCGCCAGGACGCAAGCGAACACCGTTCAATGTCACGATCAGCGCTGGCGCGACGTACGATAAGCTGGCCCCGTTTGCATCGTTACCGGAGAAAACGGTTTGCCCGGATGTTGCTACAAATTCGAATGTCGCGAGAGTTGCCACCGACGCGGATGATGCGGCAATCCAGCCGGATGCCGTGTAAACCTTCATCACGCCGTCAGTTGAATTGAAATATAAAGCGCCAACTAATAGCGCGTTACCATCATTATCAACGGATGGATCAGACGTCTTTGATCCCAGATATCTATCATCAAAGTTATCTAACAAGGCAGCAGCACTAGCAGCGCTTGACGCAGCAGAGACGGCCGAGGCAGCTGATGCAGTCGCAGAGCTGGAGGCGTTCGTTGCTTGTGTTGTCGCAGTAGATGCCGATGTGCTTGCTGACGTAGCAGAGTTAGACGCATTCGTGGCAGAGGTCGATGCTGCGCTTGCAGAGTTACTTGCGTTTGTTGCGCTTGTTGATGCAGCGCTTGCTGAGTTGCTGGCATTCGTAGCCTGCGTTGTTGCAGTTGATGCACTATTGCTAGCTGATGTTGCGCTTGTCGCTGCATTTGTAGCAGAGGTTGACGCATTAGATGCTTGTGTCGTTGCGGTTGACGCTGACGAGCTAGCAGATGATGCAGAGCTAGCTGCATTGGTTGCAGATGTAGACGCATTGCTAGCTGAGGTGCTGGCAGCAGATGCGCTAGAGGCTGCCGCAGTAGCCGCAGTCTCAGCATTGGTCTCAGCAGTCTCAGCATTAGTCTCAGCGGTTTGAGCCTCTGCAGCGCTAGCAGCAGCAGCTTCAGCTTGGTCAGCTGCGTACTCAGCATCGATTACTAAATCCCATTTAGCAGAGTCAACGTTGGTGCTAATTGGAGCTGATCCAGTAGATGTGTGAGCGGTTTTGCAGCGATACACATTGTAGTTTGTAGCGTCTTTGACTAAGTCGCGTACCGTGTATGTTGTGCCGCTTGCCCAGTTGCCTCGCCAGTTGCCAATGTCCTCACCGACTACTGGATTGCCATTAGAATCAAACGCTAAGGTCTTGCCAGCGCGACTTGCTTTAGCAGGCAGAGTCATAGCGATATCAGTAGGATCTGTTACTGGCGCCTTGAGGCCGCGCTCTGCTGTCTCGGCTACCTGCTGAATAAAGATGGTCTGGTTATCTAGCTCATCGTTTAATGTGTTTGCGAATAGGTCGCCGCCTGTAGTAAAGTCTGTGGTGCGCTGGATATTCTTAGAGCCGACAATCGTAATATTGCTTGTGCCAGCTGAAGTCACCAGGGTAACGGAGCCTGTGCCGTTAGCGTTAATCGTTACGGTATAGTCAGTCGTCAAGGTCAGCAATGTGCTAGCCTTGTATACTGCGATATCGGTTTGGTTTAGAATCTCAAACGTAAACGCATAAGGGCCTGTGCCTGATGCGGCATAGACCACTCTGCGGGGTACATTGGATATCGCGTAATCTGCCATAATCTTTCCTTAACTTAGTCTGAATCTATCTGATTTTGCTAAAAAAATCTAGCGTTTATATTTACCTTTAATATCCATCTTGTCAGCCGCCTGATCCGCTCTTAGTTGGATTCCTGGCCTGCTTTCAATAAGGGCTGTTTTTGCCTCATCAACATACTCAGCATAGATGCCTGCCAATACCTCTTGCTGGTCTTTCTTTGATAAGTCTTTGAATCCATCGGTTTTAGCTAACTCAACAATAGACTCTTGTATGCCTTTGCCACCAATCTTTGCCATACCTATGTTTTTAAGCAAGAGCTGGTAGTCCTCTGGGGCTAGCTTGACGTTGACTGACTCGTCACCTACGCTTACCGATATCGTTCTCTTTGGCTTATTAAAGGGCATACCCAAAGCAATAGCTATCTTGTCTGCCTCGCGCTGCTTAGAGGTCTGGTAACGTACCCCAGACATAGAGGATAGATATGGGGCTGATGGATCTCCGCGATACTGCACTTCACCAAATACATCATAGGTCTCTGGCAGCTCATCAGACATTCCTGGAGTGCGCGACTTGTAGTAATTCAATGCCTCGTAGAAACCCTTAACCCCGGTGTCTAGGTTCGGGTCAGCTGTAATGTCGCGCCTAGCTGGATCCTCACCTCTAGCAATCATGCCTCTTGCAGAGTTAAATACCCCCAATGGGGAACCTTCAACGGCATAGGTGGTGGCGTTTTTAACTACCGCATCAATAGCCGCCCTAAAGGATGCCTTTGGATTTTCAATGTTTTGGCTAAATGCGCTTGTGATTGAGCTAATACTGGTCATAAACGGAGACTGGCCAACATAGTTGTATAAGCCCCATACGCCGCCTAAGATAATTTGCCCAACCTTATCCTCGTCATCCTCATACCTTGCGTACTCAACGGCGTCAGCCACCATAGCTAATGGCCCAGCTATGGGGTCAATACCCCTAAATGGTACATATAGCTTGTCATCCGAGCCAACCGATACATCTATTTTCATAGACTTTAACCAATCAGTAAACTCGCTGTCCCACTCGCCTTTTTGAAATACAAACGAATAAGGTCTCCATCCAGAGTCCGTGTATTGTCTTTTAAGGTTTGTATTGCCAGGGCCGCTACCAGTAACCCTGCCATCCGCAACCATGGAGCCAACCCCAATCATAAGGCCAGAGCCCATACCCCATTTAGCCATAGCTAGCTCAGCCTTAGAGCCGCCAGCAGCCATGTCTGCTCGCCATTGCTTAGATAGCGGGGCAACCATGCTGTGTTGCAATGATTCGCTAGTAACCCAAATAGGGGTCTTAACGAATGGCATTACTATTCTGCCCAATAGGTTATCTTGAGCAAGTTGCTGTATAGCCTTAGCGTGGCCAGTCAGCTCCCTGCTAAATGTAATCATGTGGCTAAAGTCTTTAGCTACCGCGTCAATCTCTTTTGGTGGGTTGCCCAGCATATTGCCCATTGCGTCTAAGCCAATCTTCTCAGCCTCATCTGGGGTCTTGCCATCCATAATTGCTTGGCGCTTAGACTTAATCATAGTTCTATAGCTGTTTGCATATAGCTCGGCACGATAAGCAAGAAACTTAAAGGTTTCATCCATAGCCATAATAGGTCTGCCGCCTAACAGGCTGACAAAGTTGGCGTACCCATTAACACCCTTTACAAAGGTTTCATTTTCAAAGCCATAGTCTTTTGCATTAAAGATGTTGTATTGACCTTCTAGCCTAGAACCAGCATCGCTTACGAGGTCAACGCCTTCACGCATCTCGCGAGTCGTGCCAGTTTTTAGCGCAACCCAACCAAGTCTAAGCGCGTCCCTGTAGCTGTGAACCATGCCAGCAACCATTGACGCGGCCTCGCCTAGCTCCACCTCGCCCTGCATACCCATCGCTCTTTTGCCAGCCCCAATAAACCCAGCCATTTGGCGGGTAGCTATAGAGCTAGCCAAGAATGTGGTGCTTGAGGATAAGTTAATAATGTGGGTGCCAAGCCCAGACAGCAGGCCATTTTTCCAAGTCCTATCCCATAGATCGGATACCAAGCCAACTTTGCTTACCGTATTAATTAAGCCTTCTTTTTGTGAGCTCTCTAACAGGGTATCCATAGCCTCGCCTAGCTTTTTAAGCTCAGCATCTACTTTGGGGTCAGATAAGATTAACTTCATCTCATCAGATGTTTTTGACGGGATAACAATGTTTCCAGCGGCGGTAGCCCTAGCTGCTCCGCTACGTACGGCAACATAAGAATCAATAATCTGAGGCTGTAAGTTAAGGTGAAATATTAAGCTAGCCTTTGTGTCCATGTCGCTGGGATCAGCTATGGATTTTTTAAGCAGGTCGTTAAATATACTAGCGTTGTTTACAGACGCGAACCGTAAGCGCAACAAATCAACGGCAACATCTCCGTACATACTTTTTATATCGCCCATCTCCTGCAAAAACGATGAGCCGTAGCCGCGCTCAACAGCCATCTTCTGTAGCTGCTCAAACGACATGGACTCAACCTTAACGCCAGATACAATGTTTAGCGCGTCAATGGCTTTCTTAAAATCCTCTGGGCCATCAATCTTGTCTAAATTAACAAGCACATCAGGTGGAGCGCCTTCAGCTTTAGCAAGTGGGAGCGCAGCTTGAAACTCCTCAATGGTCTTAGGTTGGGGTATACCCTTAGCCTTTGGCACAACCATAGGAACGTCTGGATTAACTGGGGTTATTGGCGGCGCTGGTGGCACCTCATCAACATTATCAATACCTTTTGTTACCTTAGCTTTAGTTTCCTTGGTAAACATCTTAGATACACCGGAAACAATCTCCTTGGCCACAGACGGAAGGCCAGCAACCAGCACGTCTTGAGAGTTGTCAATGTCAGCAACCTCGTAGCTTAGAGGCTCTGTATTACTAACGTTAGCCTTAGTAAGCTCTGGTATTTTGTCTTGAGCTAAAGTTTGCTCAGAACTAACCAATTCATTAACGCGCTCATTTATAGATGGGATACTCATTTATTTTCCTCTTGTTGCATTGCAGCTCCAGTACCCCCGGCGCCAATAGCAACGCTTTTTAAAATGTTTTTACTGCTAGGATCAAAGGTACCTCTATTGCCAGTAGCAGACTTGACCTGATTTTCTTCAAACGGAATCCAAACAGAGTGCTTAACGCCGCCACCTTTGCCGCCAGTATCTTTAATGCCATCATACCCGCTTTCTTTTAGCGTCTTAGTTACCCAGTCAGGTACGCTAGTCCACGCATGAGTAGTGCCTTCTTTCTGGTCGCTCTTAAGTCTTTCCATCCACACTTGCGGATCAACTGTATTTTTATCCCAGTTGTCAGCGCCGCCCCTTTGAGTTGGTTTGCGAACTCTGCTTGCCGCCGCATCTAGCTTGTCAATTAAGTCACTTGCGATTGCATCTGTATCTAACGGATTTTTTATTGACAAATAAACTTTATATACAGATGGGAAAGCGTCTTGCGGAGAAGAGTATTCAAAACCTTTTACGCCAGCCAAATTGAGAACTTTTGCAAACTTTTCCTCTTGGTTATACAAGGTGCCGGATTCTAAAAATAATTGTTTAGCCAAAGTTAATGGGTTGCCTTTTGCTTCATTTTTTAAATAGAAGTCAAATGAGCTATCACTCATTATTGAGCCGCCGCCTTTTTCATAAATAACATTATTGTCATCATCTAGGCGAATGTCTCTCAGTTTATCAATAATAGATTTGCGCTCATCTGCGCCCATGCGGGCTCCAGCTTGATCTAAGTTAAGAGTTGATCTGCCATCCTTTTTCTTAAACCAGTTAGAGTAGTCATATGCGTTATCTTCATAAGCCAAGCTGGTATCGGTTTTTCCTTTTGCGTAACTGCTTGCAATTTCTGGATCATTGGTAAAAAACGCCATTGGGCCAGATGTTGCCCTGCTCTTACGAAATTGCTCACCCACTCGGTCTGGTCTACTGGTGCCGTGAAACACAGCAATAGGGGCTCCAGACTCATCAATTACCTTTGACTCACCAAACCAGTTTTTAAACGCTGGAGTATCTATTTTTGGGGCCTTAGTAAAAGGATTGTTTGTTTGTGATTTTACAAATCCGTTGACATAATCAAGTTGATCCTTTGATAACTTTAAACCAATGTCTCTTTCAAGCTCTTTCCTTACCTTACCAAAGGTCATGCCTTGCTCAACATACTGGCGCATATTCCTATCAATTAGCTCCATGTTTTGCTTTTGTGCAGCATCGTCAATTTGAGCAAAATATTCTTTTGGATTGGCCCACGCTGTTGCCGCTTGCGCAGAGTCAGAATTAGCTCTTGGGCTGGGCGGCACAATGTCAGCAATACCGCCTTGCTTGCGCATAAAATCCTCAGCCATCTGGGCCGCTTTTGGGCCTAACGCTTTAGCTCCCTTTACAACTGCTCTTGTACCTTGTATAGCCGCCTCTGGCACGCCAGGAGCTGGTAGGAATGTACCAACTTGCTGGGCGGTCTCTACTGCTTTTTGGCGCTCCTCGCGATTGGGCACGCCTTCTTTTAATACTGGCGGCAGGAATGTGCCAGCCAGCATTTCCTCAGTTGTCGGCAGCACAGCCTGACCTAAGTATTTTTCTGCGCCCTCTTTATTAATCAAATCCAAGATTGAGCGAATGTCACCGGGCAGACCAATAGTCTGAGCAGCTGCTCCGCGCAATGCGCCAGCCAAAGTATCTAGTAGGCCAATAGCCATCTTCTCTCTATCTTGCTGAGTGGGCTGAGCCTGACCAGCTTTAGGAGTATTAAGGCGTGTACCGACAAACGCACCGCCAGCGGTATCTTGTCCTGGGTTATATCCCTGCACAGTTACTTGGCCTACATCAGATCTGACTGGGCCACCAGAGGCTAGTAATGTAGCTGGCTGCTCCGGCTCTGGAGGCGCCTCTGGGTACATTGTGTCAAGATAATTCTTGGTAAATGCCTCATCAAAATTTATTGCCATTACTGAGCCTCTCGCCGCAAAATTGTTTGTAATTTGTTTAGCTCAACAAATTCATCATTATTAATAATTTTCTTGGTAAGCAAATCATCTAGGCTTGTGTCAGCCGTAATAACAAACTCTGCGCCTTGTTTTTTGCGCTTTTTAATATCGTTTGAAATTGCTTCAATCTTTGTTTGAGCTGATACTTTTTGAATATTTTTTTTGTCATTATTGTTGTATCGTTCTATTGCAACCAACATAGTGTCTTGAGGATTGAACGAGCCCCTATCGTTAATAGCGGCCGCTTTTGCTTCATCGTAATACTCAAATATTTTTCTTTCTTTATTAAAGATGTGCTCGTTATTTTTATTTTTGCCTGGGCGTATATCTCCAAAGCCAGCGCTTTGCGAACCCATTTTGTAGGCTTTTGTTTCGTCCTGTTTTGTGCGAGATATAAGGTCATTGGCTAACGAGCTGTATTGCTTGCCGCTAAATCCAGACCGAGTTGCAATCGAACGCAATTCCTCTGGGTCTGTAATCATGCCAGTAACGACCTGATACTTTAAATTAGAAAATGCGTAAGGGTCGCCATCTTTAACTTCTGGATTTAAAAAACGCTCCATTTGGTCAACAGATAAAACATTAGTCCTTGCTAGCTGTATTCCAATATCACGCTTACGCAACTGATTGGTGTTTGGAGAAAAATACTCAATAAGCAGGTTATTAGCAAAACCTTCGTTTTGCATTTTTTCCATAGAGCGGGTAGCGCTGATAATCTGATTTTGCTCAGACATCTTTTTGCCATACGCCGTAATAACTTCATTTTTGTCTAAAGTTTTATACAGCTCAGATAACTTTCCAACTTTACCAGTTTGCAGTCTTGAAAAAACTTCAGTTTGATTTTTAGATACCTCTGGCTTGCTAAGATACTCAATCATAGAGTTGACTTGCCTAGATCTAAAATCTTTCATTGAGTCTTGCAAAAACTTAACATCTCCAGTTTTGGATGCAATGTCATAAATTCTTGATCGCTCATTGTTACTTCTTTGCAATATCATTGCTGGGTCTTGTTCTGACGCGTATATGTCTGTAAGAATTTGTGTAGTTGCATTTAAGGAGTCTTGAGCTAAGGCCTTTACGCCTTCCGTATAGATTGCTCCAGCCTTCTCTGCTGCTTTGTTATATACCGCGTTACCAGCAGATCCCATTGACGCCCTAAAGCGCAGCCCCTCTTCTGGCGATACACTAGAGATTGACTTAGCATAACCATTAGTTAAAGCAGTAATTTCTTTTTGTACGTCTGCTAGGTTAAATGAACCAGCATCTATTAACACGCTTAAATCAGTTAGCTTTTTGCGACCAACAACCTCTAGCTCTGAACGCAGTTGCCCGGCCTGTATTTTGCGAGCGGCGTTACCAAAGGTAGTGCCAGGCTCAGCAAATAACTCTTGAATACTTTTGCCTTGTTGTTGAGCAATGGCAATCTGTTCTAACGTTGGTTGATTCTCTGCGCCATATTGCAGGCCTTCACGCTCTGCCTGCTCCTCAGCTTTCTTAAATGCAAACTGGGATACGCGATCTAACGCAGATGTAATAGTAGTTAATTGAGCTTGCGACTCCTTAAAGTCGGCACGATCTAAACGTGGGATATCAGCAGGCAAATAACCTGTTGGTTGGTAGAGTGGGAGAGTAGCCATATTTAACCTCTGCTTGGAATGTAGTCGCTACTCTTATCTATAATCGGCGCAGCGCCACCAGCTCGCTCTGCACCAGGCGGGCCACCTAATGAGCTTGCGCTTGCAGCGGCTCCACCAAGTTTAGCAAACGCATTAAAGTAGCCTGTGCGCTCCGCTGTAGCTCCGGCATCCTCATACAGACTAGCTTGGATCAAGCCATTACGGCGCTGACTGTCTGCACCAGATAAGGCAAACGCAAACTCTTTACCGCCGCGTGTGCTGTTTACTGTTTGAATTAATCTAGCAGATCCATCAAAAGCATTTACACCACCAGCAAAACCACGGGCGATTACAGCTGCGTTAGCTGCATTGGTACGCTGCAATATTTGATTAGCTTGAAACTCATACTTAATTGCTGCGCGCTCAGTCTCAATACGAGTCATAGCCGCCTGTTGGTTATAGTATTTTTTCTTATCCTGGCCTTCTTTAATAGAGCCGTAGGCCGATACTACAGCTAACGCTATCGCAACTGCTGCCATGCTATGTCCCCTGATGTGTAGCTACTTTGTACTCCATACCCAGTAAAGTCATCTTTAAAGGTATGTCCTGAGATACGGTAATCTTAGCCTCTTGCGAGTAACCTAAGATTCCATGCAATGTTTTAGTTCCCGTAAACTCTGCGACTGGCTGGTCTAAGATGTCGCCAAAAGCGCGGAACGGGATCTGAGTGCCATTAATCTTCATGTGTTGCGTATCTACAACAAGTGCGTTTACCTCAACAATGCGTTTCTTAAATCCAATGCGCGTGCCTGTTTGTAGCTTTAAATCAACTGGCATGGTGCGAGCCTCAACCGCAA